GGGGAAGACACCCCGCAGGCTCATCTACGCCGTGCCGCCCTCCCTGCCGCTGCGCTAGGGGCCTTCTGGCAAGGGGTTGGTGTGGCGGGATGGCCGGGATAGAGTGCGCTGGCGGGGTGGACCGGGAGGGAGGCGGCTGGCGGGAGCGCAGGGTAGGGGGCTATTTGGGGGCAGCCGGGTAGGCGCGTTTCACTCTATTATACCCATTTTCTCTGGTCTGGGCACCTCCCCAAAAAACGACTTTTCCAGACCTTTCCTTGAGGCTCTTTCCTACCAGACCTTCCCTTCCAGCCCTCCCTCTTAGACCTTCCCTCTAGCCAACTCCTCCCCGGCGCACACCTTCGGGAGTCCTTTTTGTCCGCCCCTGTGATTGCGGACGAAAAGCGTAGCTTTGTGGGTTTTCCTATCAAATCGCCGTTTTCAGCGATGTTGTGCGGGTGAACCGTTATGTCCGCCCCTGTGATTGCGCTTGCTTGTAGGTTCTTCTGGTGACAGGCTGCTGGAAATGAGTGACGAAGCCATCCAACCAGATGCTCCCGGCGAGGTGTTCCAGCAGGAGAAGCGCAGAAGGCCACGGCCTAGGGGTGGGAACCGTAAGGCACAAGCTGCTAGGTATCACCTGAAGAACCGGGTTCGGAGGCGTGCCTACTGGAAGGTGTATCAGGCGGCGAGGAGGGCGGCTGCGAAGGTGGGGGCACTGGAGGAGGATTGACCTTTGCTGGTCAGAATGGCGGGCAGTCTTTGGTGTGTTTGCCGAAGCGTTCGCCGCAGTCGTGGCAGCGCTTGAGGAGAGTCCACGGCTTCAGCCATTGTGGGCGGTGGAAGTGCCACCAGAACCACAGCCGGACGGATGCTCCACTAGCGTCCCCACTGGACCACACCTTTCCGCATCGTTCGCATCCGGCGTCTTCAAATGGTGGCCAGTTGTGGCCGAGCCACCAGCATTTGATTCTTGTGAGGATGGTTTTCATAAGGTTCACGGTTCAGCAAGACCGTGCTTGCGAAGCGATGTGGAGCATCGAAGGCATGACGGCCAACTTGGCTTGTTGCTTCCGTCGCCATGATCGTCTGCAAGGGTTCTTCCGCCAAACTTGGCATAAGTAGCCGTCAATCCACAAAAGGTTTTTCCGTCCGGCCTGACCGCATGGTGGATACAGCCGTCGTAGGACTCGTTGAATCTGAACCAGCAAAGAGCAATGTCTGCTACTGGAACACCAAGAATTAGCGATGCATTGTTCACTTCAGGGTGGTTTGCCTACTCCTCGACTCCACAAGGGAGCCAGGTCTTGCCTTGGTCAGTGGAGTGCTCGAAATCTTTGAAGAGGGTAGCGGGGCTGCTTATGCGGGCGCACCCATCGTTCCAAATTATCAAGCCCTTTTGGACGCCAACGATGAGGAAGGTGTCATGGAAGCCCTTCGCTCGGATTTGTGCTCCTAGCGGTATCTCAGTGGTATTCCACGGGCGGAGCTGCTTGGGGGTGGCGATGCGGAATCGTGCTGGGTTTTCGGTTTGATGCGGCGGGTTGATGGATTTCGCCCACTCATCGAAGAGTGGGTTTAGCCATTCCAGCTTGCCCTCCCAGAAGGCTTCTACATGCTTCAGGTGGAGGTCTTTGGTGTAGGTGGCGGGGAGGTGTGAGGTAAGGTTTTCGTCGGTGGGGTTCATTGGGTTCTCATTTATTCTCCGCACTTGGCTTTGAGCCGTTGGATCTCCTTCAGGAGAATTGGGATGACAGTGGTTGACCGGGCGATGATTTTGGCGTTGGCCTCGATTTCTTGGTGGAAGCCGCTTTTGAAGCAATGGTTGTTGGGGGTGTGGGCGATGAACATGGTTCCGACCCGCTTGCGGTATTCCTCGGGGTTGGATGCCATGATGCTGTATTGGTCCCGGCCATCATTGCTGCGGACAATGGCCTGCCATTCCCCTGGGCTGACTTTGGAGAGCAGGGCTTCCAGCTCGCTGATGATGATGGTGATGTGGATTTCTTTCACAGCTTCCCTTCCACGACTTGCTTGGCTCGGCTGTTGTTCCAGCATGTCAAAATAGGGCGGTCGCTTAAATCACCTTCCAAGAACCCTTCGTGCCACGCTTTTTCAACTTCGTCGGCAGGCACCAGCGGGCCGCACCATTCGCCTTTTATGGTGCTTGTTTTGAGTAGCTCAATGTCGTCGGAGTCGTAATCGCAAAGGAATTTGCTGAGTTCTTTGTTGCGAAACCAATACGCTCCCGGTTCCGTCGGCGGTGTTTTTGTCCAAGTGCTCACCACTTCTTCCCTCCAGCGCACATCCTGGCCGCGTGCTTGTGGTCTTCCCTTTTGGAGTTGTAGGCCATCTTCTCCTCGAAGGCTCCCTGAAGGTCGTAGCCGAAGCCACCTGCGTAATCGAAGATGCGAATGAGTGCATCCACGAGCTCAACCTCGGCCATCTTGCGGTGAGGGAGCTTGTCATCCATGAGGTCTTTGCGCTCTCCTTCGAGGGCTTCGGAAATCTCGCTGTGGATGAGCGCGAGGAGCTCGCCCTTGTTGCGCTGGATGGGAAGGCCGGTCTGAGGGTCGCGCCACCAGTTGATGTTGGCGGCGTGGACTTGTTGGGATAGTTCGTTGAGGTTCATTGGCTGGGGCGCTTTCTTCACCATCTCAAGCATTGAGGCTGGCCAGACCTCAATGGAACTTTCTTCAAGGTCGCACTGAATAGAGCATGTCTCAGGGTGGCTTTTGGAGGAGAAAACGCTGACGACTGTGCCGGTTAATTCGGAGCCGCTGGCTTTGCGAACAATGTCGCCGGGATGGAATCTGTGTTTAGTGTTATCCATAGCTGTTGGTGGTTACTTCGCCGAGATGATCGCCTCAAGGTCTTTCACAGTGCGAATCTTGCGGGCCTTCTTCCAAGACGGTGCCTTGGCCTCCATCGCTTTCTTTCCGCAGTCGTTCTCCCAGATGAACCATCCGAGCCAGTCGTTGTTGTCACCGACCTTTTCAGCTACGAGGTGCCCATAGGCGCTGAACAATTCGTAGTAGCACAGATGAACTGGCCCCTCTGGATTGCTGTGAAAAAGCCCAACTAGAGCTTGGTTTGTGGCTTCAACTCGCTTGTATTCTGCGAGCCACCTTTCAAGGAGTGCGATGCGTTTAGCTTTGGTGAGTGCGTTCATGTTGGTAGCAAGTATGTGACTGGAATGGCTTTCGTCAATGCTTTTCCGCTCTGGCTTTCAACATTCTGTCAGCGTGCTCGTAGCGGGCTTGCTGGCGGTTGCGGATAATTCCAAAGCCGGGAACGCAATCGAGGTTCTCCCGAAGCACTGCGCTGACATCAGCTTCCGAGGCGCTCATTGCAAGGCGGTCGCGCAGGGGTGGCTGTTCAGCGGCTCTTGCTGGATTGACTAATCGCTTCCTGCCAGACGGAGCGCAAGAATCGCACTCGCATCCAGTAGCGCAGAAGCCCCAGTCACGCTCAATCTGAACGGCCTTATTTGAAAGGCTGATCGCGTTCGGATTTTTCTGGCCGGTGTGCTTGATGAATGCTTCCAGCAAATTCTTGTCGGAGCAGTCCTCTGGCAGGTTCATCCAAACAATCAACGTCTCGCGGGTCTGTGGGTGTATTTTCATATTTGGTTTGCTGTCTTCCGGGTTCTTTTCCGGTCTTCTCTTCCCCGTTCTCTCCGGGTCTTCTCTTCCCTCTGAATCTGTCTCAAGATTCGCAGCGGGTTGTTGAAAAGCAAAGCACGACCTTGTGAGTCGTGCGTTGCCTAGCCTTTGAACTGTCTCTGAGTTCTTGCGGGCGTCGCCCCGTTAGGGGAGGCAGTCCTGACCAATCAACGGCAGGACCATCACTCAGACTCTCGATGCGGCTATTCGCACCCGCCATTTCGCGCTCTGAGTGTTCGCACTCACGCTAGTCCTGTCTGGCTCTCCGGCTTGGACTTCAAACCTGCTGCGCCGCAATGGCCCTCACGGGCACCGCTTCCTGTGCAGGTCGGGTTCTGCTGGGCTTCTCCTCCTCCGCTCGCCTACTGGCGAATCACAGCAAAAGAAAAGCCCGCTCGTGTGACGCCGAGCGGGCTTTTCTACCGTTACTACCAAAAGTCTCTTCTCAGTCGTCACACTGAATCGAACGCCACGACCTTACTCTCGACCGGAGAATCGTCAACAAAAACTTTTGGCCGATGCTTCCGGCATCGTTCCTTCCAAGCCAACTCCTCGGCTTCCTTCCTTGAGCAGCCTCCATCGAACTCGTGGATGGCGGCTCGCTCCTCTTGGATTTCTTGGCAGACTTCGCAGGCTTGGCTCATTTCTTTTTCGCGGGCTTCTTGTTGACGTTCCGCACCACCTGCACAAACACGGTGTATCTGACGGACAAATCAGATGCAGTGTTTTTCGGGATGATGAACCCGGCCAGCCTTGTCGCCGCTTTCAACCGCTTGTCAATTTTTAGCGTTGCGATTGACCGTGAGAGCGCTCGGGATAAGTCTTTTCCAGTGATTTTTGTCATAGCAGCACCGAGACTGGCTGAGAGCTGGCCTTGTTGGCAAGAATCGCTTTCTTGGCACGGAACAATTCCTCGTAGCACATCGCCTGAAGTGGGTAGGTAAGAGCATCCCATGCGTGCTTGAACTCGGAAGCGCGGTCAACGGGGGTGTTCTTGCCCTTCTTTATGGACTGGACCGACATGATGGTTTGCGGGCATTTCGTCTTGGAGAACTGGAGGCGGTCCTCGAAGAGTAGCCTGCGGGTAATCTCAATGCGTTGCCGCACGGAGCCATCCCCTTTCTCAACTGCCACAAGGCGAATCCGCTTCTTCGATGCCAAAAAGACCTCCACATGCTGCCGTCGCTGGGAGATGGACTCCTTGTAGTCGAATGCGGAACGGTCGGAGAAGTGTGTCCAGTGCAGGGAGCGCCCGAGGTAGTTCTCCCAGAAGTCCATCTTCACGAGCACTGCCTCGGTGAAATCCTCAATGGAAGCGTCGGAGTGGAGCATCACTAGCTCATCTATGACAGAGAAGTGCGGGACGTTGATTCCTTTGGCGTTGGGCCAGTAAAAGCGCTCCATCATGGTGAACGCATGGTTTGAGGTTCCCAAGTCCCATCCGGTGATTAGCTCGAAGCAGTCGTCGGACGGGACGAGCATCTGAGGATCGCGGTTGAGGGGTGTTTCAAGGTCGCCTTGGACGTGCGTGGCTGGACGGAACACGTCGTAGAAGAGCCCATCACCAGCGGCGGCAGTCCACTTTCCAAGGAAGTAGCGGTCCCACAACTCTGGCGAGTGGGCATACTTTGTCTTCAGCTCCACCAAATCCTCTTCGGTGAGTGAGAGGTTGTCCTGCACGAAGACTTCGATCAGTCCGTAGTTCTTCTGCTTGCTGATCATGTCCTCCACTTTGATGGGCTTGTCGCCAATCATCTCGACCAGTTGCGAGGCGTCGAGCTTCCTGAACTTGTAGAAGAGCTGGTAAATCCAGTGGTCTTCGCCTGGAGCCTCGGGGTTGGTGTCAATCACCATCGCCAGCTCGTTGCGCTTCCAAAAGTTCTTCAAGCGGAGACACTCTGAGATGATGTCGAAAGCCGCCTGCGTCTTGACCCACGTTGCAGCTTCGGACCAGTAGATGAACGACAGTTTTTTGCCCTTGAAGCGTGTCTTGATGTCGTTTTCGTCGGCTCCCTCTCGGAAGGACTCAAGCTGGAATTCGCTGACGGTGCCGTGCTTGTTGCGGATGCTGCATTTCACCCGCTTGGTGGACCCGGCCATGTAGGGCTTCTTCACCCACTCCAAGCCGAATCCGCCATCAATCCACATGGGAATGATTTCCTCAACAAGCTGCTGCCAGCATCCGCCATCTATGGCATTCGTAAGGGTGGGTGAAACGACGGCAACCAGAGCGCGGTCAACCTCCCAAGCGTGCTCGACGGCGGCGTGCAGGCAGCCGACCGTTTTGGAGGATTTACGCGGGCCGGAGACGCAGGTGTAAAGGGTTCGGTTGGGGTTGTCTGGGTGAACTTGCCAGCGGATTTCGTTCTGCTTGGGGAAACATTTCGGAGCCCAACTGACCTGTTCTTCGGTTGCCATAGATGCTGCTTGCACTTTATGGCTACATCGTTAAAGTGCGAGCACAAACTATGAACAAGCTGACCCTCGACCCCAAAGATCCCGCCGTGATGGAAGCCATCAAGGACTGTGCCGTGGGTGACGAGAAGGAGCTGCTCGTGAAGGTCAAAGTCACTGAGGTTGGTCCGACGGTGGACTTCGATGTGATGTCCGCCAAATACGCCGAGCCGGAACTCGAAGAGGAGGGCGAGGAAGGCGAGATGGAAGGTGTTGAAGCTGGCATGGAGGCTGAGAAGGAGATGCCCAAGAAGATGAAGAAGGGCAACCCCGCGCTGGCCATCCTGATTGCTCCCGGTGGAAAGCGTTAATGCGAAGGTCAACGAACAACACGAGCAACAACAAAACTATGGCCGAAAAAACACTACATAACTCGGATGTGTCCGGCGCTCGCGTGAACGTCCCGGACATCAAGGTGGTCGGCAACGGCGACGCGTTTCGGCTGCTATGTAAAGCCTCGTCGCAAAACGAAGGCTGGATGAAAAGCAGCAAAGCAATGGAAGTGACCGGCGGCTGCGTCATCCAAGTGACCACGCAGCAGAAGAACGCCGATGGCAGCTACGCGATCGCGGAGGCTCTGGCCTTCGTGCCTGGTGTTAAAATCGAGGACGACGTGAACAATGGCCGGAAGCTCGTCGCACTCTGAAGCTGTGGGCTGGAGCGCATGGTTAGGGTAACATTTTTACTATTACAATGATCCCTCAGTCTGTCTTCAAGAAGCACGGCTGCGACACGGACTCTCTCCGTGCGCTGTTCACCATCTCTGAAGACCAGATTACCCCGGCCAAGGACAAGAAGGGTGTAAAGGTTCCAGCTCGCAAGACCTCCGACGAGACGACCACTGGTGAGAAGCCTGGTGTGTATCGCCTACGGCAACTCCTGCGGTCCCGTCTCCAAGATGGCGCTCAGAACAACCTGCGAGACTACCGCATTTTCGCGGCCATTGACTACGCTTACGACGCGCCTTTCCACCAGACCACCCCAACGCTCGTCCAGCACATCCTCCACCAGAAGATGACTTATGACGAGTCTCTCAAGGTCGTTGAGGGCTGGGGGCTTGTCTGGGGCGACATTTTCCGTCTGGAACGCGGTCCTGATGGGGCCGTGCTGAAAGACGAGCGCGGCTGTAATCGCTTCGCGGTCAATGCTCCGAGCCTCGTTCGCACCTTAATTCCATTGGTGAAATCGCTGGTGACAGTGCGGACGGCGAAGCTCTACACCGACCGCGACCAGATTCCGCTCTTCAAGTTTGAACCCATCCACGCCACAGACGAGAACCGGCTCCTCTGCGAAGTCCTAACGAGTGTTGCTGAAGCGATGGTGACGCAGTTCGGCTATCGCTCCGAGCTGAAGGACTTGATCCTGCACACGCTGCTTTACGGCATCTGCCTGATGTTCCCGCAAGAGGCGTGGTTCTGCGAAAAGCAGGAGGACATGGAGGGCGAAGACAAGATCGTGAAGGAGGGTCTGCGGTATCTCCAGCCGCACCCCACCAGGTTCTTCTACGACTTGATGTATCGGACTAGCTCGTTCAACACGAACACGGGCTGCAAGTTCGCGGGGCATTGGCGAATCATTCGCTACGGTGATATTCTCCATAATCCGAACTACTTCAACAAGGGGGCCATCTCCTACGGAACGAACTGGTTCAACAATCCATTGGCCGGGAACTACTTCAGCGACTTCTATCCCTGCACGGTGCAGTTCCCGCAGTGTGCTCCCGGCAGCGACACCAACCGGGAAGATCGGGCGGCGTTCTACTGTGTGGACGATGAGGACAAGGCGGTTTTCCAAGCGGACATGCTGTGCGAGTTGATTCCGAGCCAGTGGGACTTGGGCACCTACACGCATCCTGTCTGGTTCCGCTTCGTGATGGCCTCCGATGACACGGTAATCTTTGCGGAGCCGCTTTCCTACAACCCAATCGTCTATTCTGGCTACGACGCCGATGGGAACCGCGTGCGGAACGCCAGCATGGCGCTGGAGCTGATTCCATTCCAAGACCAGCTTGGGAACATTCTCAGCCAGATTCTCCTGACCGCGAAGCAGAACCTCGCCAACATCACGTTCTACGACAAGAACATCGTCAACGTCACTCAGATTGAGAACTTGAAGAACTCCGGCGAGATGCTGGTTCGCGGGCTGAACTTCGTGGAGATGGACAAGGAGAAGGATGCCATTGCAGGGCTGGATACGCGGAAAGCCTTTGAGACGGTGAACTTCGCAAAGATGTCCACCGCTGAGTTGGTGAACACGATGAACACCATCATCTCGATGGCGGAGCGGATGCTCTCGTTCAGTGCTCAGGAGCTTGGTGGAGCGGCAAGCCATCAGCAAAGCGCCGAGGAAATTCGCACAGTGGCGGGGAACGTCGGTGTCCGGGTCGCCTATACGGGCACTTTCATTGACGATGCCATTGATGCGTGGAAGACGCAGATCGCCAACGCCTCGATGGCTTACATGGACAGCGGATTCGTGGCTCTTGTGTCGCCCGACATCCCCAACCTTGAGGAACTCCTCAAGAAGCTCGGCTTTGAGATGATCGACAAGGGTGGTGGCCGGGTGAAAGCGAAGGTCCGTGTGGACAAAAAGAAGATCGTTCCGCTGCTCTTGGAAGGACTGGCCTCTACCCGTGACGGCCCTGACCGTGGCACTGATGCGCAGGCTGCCACCGTGCAGATGCAAACGTGGTCGGCAATCGCTGCCAACCAGCCGCTCGCCCAGGCAGTCGGAGCGAAGACCATCCTGCGTGGCATGGAAGAGGCTGCCCGCCTTGGCGGTGCCGGGAAGGACTTCAAGCTGGATGCGTCCGGTGAGGAGCAGCCGAATCAGGAGCAGATGGTTCAGATGGCGCAGCAGATCCAGCAGAGCGCCGTCGAGGAGTCTGTGAAGCAAGTCACCCAGCTCGTCGCCGAGCAGGTGGTGAAGCCCGCTGCCGAGCAGATTGGTAAGCAGCAGCAGCAGATCGACCAGATGGCGCAGGAGGTCAACGCAGTGGCCCAGGGCGCAGCCGCAACGCAAGTGGCCGTCGAGAAGCTCGCTCAGATTGTGCAGACGGCCATGAGCGCCCCGCAGCTCCCGCCTCAGATGCCGCCGCAGATGCCTTATGGAACAGAACCCATTCCTCCAGTTGGAGCCGAACCCATTGCCGGAGCCGGACCAGTTGTCCCTCCGCAAATGGCTCTCCCAGTCTGACCGCACCAAGATTGAGGCAGTGGTGAAAAGCCTTGGATTGAAGCACGCAATGGCCGGTTCCGAGCGGGCCATGCACCCGCACGAGGGCAAGATTGCAGCCTCTCGCGGCGACTTTCATGCGGCCATGCGCTACCGGCACTTTCTGCAAGTCCTCGATGAGTTGGACAAGCTGCCCCATTTCGAGACGGTGAAGACAAACATCTGACAACCCCAACAAACACATGCCAGCCACACTAGATGCGCCAAAAGGTGCCCCCGTGTCCGAAATGGACAAGACCAAGGATCTGCTTCAACAGTTCAAGGAGAACTGGATTCAGAGTTCGCCCAAAAAGGAAGAGCCCAAGGTGGAGCGCAAGCCGGAGAACTTCCCGAAGATTTCCGACCCCGTGGCTCCTGAGCCCGCACCTGCACCGGAAGCCAAGAAGGAACCCGCCAAGGAGCCCGAGAAGGCCGCAGCGGAGGAGCCTGCCAAGCCGAAGCCCGCTCCTGAGCTGGAGCGCAAGCCTGCCATCAATCAGGAAGAACTCTCCGAGTCCATCGTCAAAGGCGTGCGTGAGGGCGTCCGTGAAGCGGTGCGGCAGGAGCGGAAGGCGGAGGAGCCCAAGGAAGCACCGCTCCCACCTGTCGAGCTGAAGCGGATGGAGCGGCTGGCTGTGCTGGAGCAGCTCTACCCGGAAGACTACAAGGACATCGCTCAACAGCGAGAGAACTTCCTGAAAGCCCAGCGGAAGTATGAGGAGAGTTGGATCAAAGAGCATCCCGGCGAAGACTTCGACCCGAACGCCGCCGACCACGAGGAGTTCTTCGAGAAAGACCCAATCAACAAGGTGGACGCAGAGCACATGGCAGAAGCCATCGCTGAGCACCGCTTGAAGGATGAGCGCAAGGCGTTCGATGCCAAGCTCGAAGCCGTGGCCACTCGCGCCGAGGTGAACCCCGCAGCGGCCCGTGAAGGGGCTCGTGTAGCGTCCAGCGTAGTGAGCGGAATTCTCGGTAAGGCTGGCAGCGGTCTGGTGAACTCCGACGGCTCCATCAATCAGGAACGCTTCGAGGCGTTGCAAGCCGAAGATCCCGTTCGCGCTCCCGTGCTGGCTCACGCCGCCCAAGCCGCGCAGAAGCTCGGGACCGAAGTGGTCAAGCTGTTCCGTGGTGCTGTGAAGCCGGACACCGAGCGCAATCCGCTGCACCGCCAGATCGTCGAGTTCGGCAAAGGCGTCGAGGAACGCATGTTGCAACTGAGCCCTGAACAGTGGGAGGGACAAGACCAGCGCAACCGCAAGCACGAGGACTTCGTTCCGAGCGCCAAGTTTCACCGCATGAGCAAAGTGGAGCAGGCGAAACACTGGACCTTCGACGAGCGCGATTTCGTCGAACTCATGGCGCTGGACCTGCAAAATGATGCGAAAAAAGTGATCGATGAAGAGGAAAATCGCATCATCACGCTGGCTAAACGGCGAGGTTACGAAGTGACATCTGCACCAAAAGCGCCAGCCGCAGCACCGACCAAACAGCAATCCCCGCTCATCACACACGAGGAGAAACCCGTTTCTCCGTCATCTGCGCTCCAGCCAAAAATGGCGGGCGTAAAAGGAGCCCCTCCAGCCGAGTCGCAAACTTTACTTCAGGCTTGGGGAAAAGCGTGGCTTGGTAAATAGTTCTTGCAAGCAAGCCGGGAAAGTTCTCGGCCAGAACAGCAACAACAAACTATAACGATAAAGCTATGGCCGTATCTGCGAATATCTTCAGCAAGTGCTCTCCGGCACTTGGAACCAACATCCAGGCTTGCGGGTCGGTGACGATCTGCAACGCCTCCGTCATCACCGCCGACAACATCGAAGAGGTCTTCGCTGATGCGGACGGCAACTTCCGCATCATGGATGCTCTGGCTGGTTTCCAGCTTGAGGTCAAGGCGTGCGGTGCCTCGCAGGTCGGCATGTTCGACTTCCTGATGGCGAACCGTGTGAACTGGTCGAAGCGCGTGGACGCCGTGAAGTCCGCTGGCCTTGCCAGGCTGCGCCCGTTCGTGATCGCCCGCCGCAAGTGGCCGATCAACAACAAGTATTGGAACGTCTCGGCGGGCCAAGCCTCTGGCGGAAACTGGCGCGTGGACGTGTCCAGCCCGACCGGCGTTCCGTTCGATGTGCGCTCCTTCATCGCTGACGAGGAAGTGTATATCCAGTCGGCGGGCGATGGCGGAAGCCTCTCCGAAACCCAGTGGAAGATTGTCAGCGCCACCGCGTTGACCTCGACCTCTGGCCGGTTGGTCCTGTCCTCGCTGAACTCCGGCTCCTACTTGGATGCCGACAAGCTCACCAGTCCCGTGACTGGCTGGCTGATTCGCGGCATCAACAACAAGGATGTCACGGAGAGCTTCTGCAATCAGCCTCCGAGCTACATCACCAACTCTGATTACCCGGCGTGGTATCAGACGATGCGGTTCACCACCTGCAAGAGCGAACTCTACGACCAGTATCGTGAGGCGTTGCTCGCTGGTGGCAACACCTACTACCGCGACTTCCAAGACCTTCCCGAAGCGGAAGTGAACCGGCAGGAAGGCTTGGACGCGCAGAACCGCATGGCCTACGCCATGTTCTACAACAAGCCGCTGGTGAACCAAACGATGTCCACCTACGACCAGTTGGAGGACATCACCACGGCTGCGAGCCAGTTCCTCGACATCCCGACCAGCTCGCGCTGCGTCGGCAAGCGGGCGAACATGGTGGGCATCCTCGAACAGCTCGCCGAGTGCGACCGTGTGGCGGACCTTCAGGGTGGCCAGCTCATCCTGAGCGACCTGTTCCGCACGCTGTATCTCATGCTCCGTTCCCGCCAGGCGAACGGTGACACGAGCAACATGATCGACCTGTTCATGGACACCTCGACGGCGAGCCGGTTCCACCAGGCGATGGTGACTTACTACAGCGCCCAGAACAGCGGCCTGCTCCGGGTCAACATGAACATGGGTGGCGATTACAGCATCACCAACCCTGCGCAGATCAAGAAGGCCGAGTTCGGCTTCGCTTATCGCAGTTACCCGCTGGAGTGGCCGCAGGGCTTGGTCATCAACGTCGTCACGCACTTCTTCTTCGACGACCTTGTTACGCAGGCGGCTGCCATCGGCAACACCTCGCTCGGTCGGAACATCTGGATTCTGGACTTTGCGGGCATCTACCCGTTCACCGTCTCCACGGATCGGACTGTCACCAAGACCAATCCCAATGCGTTGCAGGGGATTGACGCCACATACGCCTGCACTCCGAAAATCTACACGGAGCAGAAGACGCTCAACAGCTTCACGATGGGTATGCACGTTGAGTGCCCCCGTGCGAGCATCGTGTTGGAGAACGTCGGCGAGGAAGTCCCTGACGCCACTACGGATGACGGCAGCAGCGTCTATCCGAACGATGGCTCCGGTGTGACCACCACGCCTGCGGACTAATCGCAGCGGCCCAAGAAATTGCGCCGGGCCGTTCAGAAACTCTGGACGGCCCGGTTTTCTTTGGATACTGTCCCGCCTATGCGCTACTTCAAGAAAGCAATCCTCAGCCAAAACATCTTCAAAGACCGCGATGGCAAGACTATCGCATGGGAGATTCTTCCGGGTAACACTGGCGTCATCGCCCTCGACCCGGCCACTAAGGGTCAACTTATTGAGGACTTGGTGAAGTCCATCAATCGCCGTGGTATCACTGAGATCGACGACGCTCGCTACGTCGAGTTAAAAAAAAACCGCAAGAACTTCAAGCCCGCGACAAAATTGTCCAGCTTAGGCGGGCCAATGCGCGTCCTCCGCAACGACCTCACCCCCCGAAAACAAGCGGCTGCTCCGTCTGCGGACGCCGCCGCCAGCAACAACCCCAGTGAGCCCAAGCCTGAAGCGCAGCCGAACACGCCGCTCCCGAAGGGTGATGCCACCCTCGCTGAAGCGGTGCAACCCGCCCCCAAGCCAGTCCGGCTGGGTCGGCCTCGCAAGCAGCGCTTTGCGGAAGCTCCTGAGCCTGTAGCAGCCTGAACGTGCCCTACACCTACGCCAACCTGAAGTCCGAGTTGCAGCCGCTCCTGTGGCCACAGGGGGAGGCGGAGAACCTGATTCTCCCGCACAACAAGTTCTTCACGGAAGCGTTGATTGAGATCCAGCGTTGGGCGGACTGCTACCAATACAACAACAGCCAGCTCTACCGGGCCTGCTCGCGGTTCTACACCTGCGGATTGAACGTGATGGAGGCTCCCGGCGCATTGGTTGCTGGTAGCATCGCCAACACGATTCGCCGCCTGTCCGTCATTGACCAGATTGACCCGGCGACACAGCTCGAATCAGCAGCGGCCCCTGACCAGTGGTGTTCCCGTATCTACTACAAGCAGGTTCCTCACTGTGAGCTGCTCAAGTATCAGCAGAAGGTGGCATCCTGCCTGAGTTGCGGCGGGGGCAATGCCAACTTCAGCGGTCTGTTCGGATTTCCCGGCGCTTCGTGCCAGAAGGGGAACTTCCCCACACCGACCGATGCGGAGTATCTCGCCAACCCTGCGCTCCCGTTGGGACATCACTACCAACCGCAAGCCTCTACAGATTCCCGCTGGGGACGCTCGCGGCATGGTGTCTGGTCGCTGGAGCGGGGGCGTATCTACCTCGCGCCGTGGCTCCAGAGCACCGAGACGGCGATTGTGGAGTGGGACGGCATCAAGGCTGACTGGGACGACCTCGACCTCGTGGTGGACAACGCACAGCTCAAGCGGGCCGTGCGCTACTACGTTCTCTGGAATCACCTGAAGGACTACGAGCGGGATGATGTGGCGGCAGCGCAGGCGGAGAAGGACTGGATCATGGCTCTGCGCGGCCTTATGCGGGATTGCCGCGAGGAAACCCGCGTGCGCGGCTGCGAGGGCAGCAATGCGCGGCAGGCGGACATTCGCATCAATGGAGATCCGGAGCCGATTCCAGCCACATTGCAGTATCCCGGCAACGGTGGGAGCGCTGGCGCTGGCGGTTCAAATCCGGGTGGAGCTGGAGGGGGAGTCCCTGGATGTGTTCCGGTCGAAGCTCCTGAATTTGATCCGCCGTCCGGTGCGATTGTTACCTATCCAACGTGGGTCACGATCACGTCTGCAACAGATGGTGCGGAGATTTACTTCACCACGGATGGATCAGAGCCAACCCGCGCAAGCAATCGTTACAGCGGTCCTTTCCAGCTTGCTTCTGGATACAACATCAACGCTGTCGCATTCCTTGGCGTCTGCCCGTCTCCTGAGAACTCGTCGGACTACATCTCGGCGCAGGACCACCTGAATCCTCCTGACGATCCTACCAAGACCGGCTCTGCTCCAGTGCTGACAGTTCTTTGCACTGATACAGACCGAGCTGGACGTTGGTATGTGTTCACCCCGGATGGTAGCAAGGACATCAACTGGAGGCTTGAGTTTGCCTTCAACGCTGGCTCCACAGTAAAGCGGCTGGAGATGTATGAGACGGATGAGAATGGCGTCTGGTCAAGTGGCCGAGCGTGGGCTACTCAGTATCTCATCAACGGCAATTTTGCCACATTCCCGCTGGTGCTTGATGACGGCGGGCAGATTAACCATGCTTATACAACAAACCTGAACGAGCCGGGTGACGACGCTCATTCGTGGGCTATGTTTGGAGAGTCGGTTGGCCGTCCGAGCACTGGTTCTCACTACAAGCTGATAATCTTTCTTGAGGACGGAACGAAGTTTTACACCACTCACAGCATTGAGTGCGTAGGGGAAGACCCGGAAGAGGGGTGCATTGAGCTTGAGGCAAACGATCAAGGGGAAGTTTCATACACTTTCAACATTGGAACAAAACTTAGCCCTGATGGATCGATTGTTCCGGCGGTGGTTGTAACGGGAACATGGGTGGTGTTCGTTCTGGATGGGCAGTGGGTTCTTGGCAGGGTTGAAGCAGTTGATTCCAACGGCAACAGCGTGACACTTGATCCGTCTTCGTTCGTTCCCGGCGTGAGGTATGCCCCTGGAGATGTGGTTGTTCTTTCCGGTGTATCCGCAGGTGGAGTTACTGGTAGTGGTGGATGCGTGATTCTCCCACCGATACCGCCGACTACAACCACGACAACAACTGGAGGTAGCACTACAACTACAACTGCGGCACCTGATTTGTGCTGCGATGATCTTCCGAACAGCCTCTTTATTGGTGGCGGTTACGGATCACTTCCAGCATCCGGCGCATTCAGTTTTGGCCTTGGGGCTGTCTGCACAAAGCAGGTTGTTGGCGGTGAGGTTCAATACGTCGGAACCGTGAGCGGAACTGTCACATACGCCAATGCGCCGGGATATTTTGGTGATGCGTCTTTTGTGTTCAGGAGAAATTCTGAAACGTGCATTTGGACGTTGGAGCAAACTCTGAACAGTCCTTTGGATGGAAGTGTAACTGAGTCTGGAACAAGTTCTAAAAACTGGTGTGAGGAGCAGCAGCAGGAGAATGTTGTCGTGTTTGGCGGAGGAACAGGAGTCCAGATATGAAAGTCGCACCTAAATCCTGAACAGATATGCGCTTCGACCGAATCATAGAAACTCCCTGCGAGACGCCGGGGACTAGCGTGACAACGACAACCGGCAGTGATTCAACGTCCACCACCGGAAGCGGTGCCGCCAGCACAACCGCTGGTGACTCGACAACGACTACGCCTGCATGAACATCTCCCTCGTCCCATTCCACGGCTTTCGAGTGCCTATCATTGGAGTGGACGAGCAGGAAACACTGAACGAATGCGCTGACTGCCACGATCAGTTCGACATTTTACAGATTCGGCTAAACCAAGACGGGCGGTTTAGATGCGACCGATGCACGGCCCGAAACGACAAGTATCTGACAGAGCAACATGCGCTTCGTAATCAAGTATCCTACCAGGGGCAGGCCGGGGCAGTTCATCCGGCAGGTGCAGAAGTATCGGGCATTCCTTTCCCGCCGCAATCCAGTCCGCTTTGTGGTGTCCATTGACGAGGACGACCGGACAATGCACGCCGCCGACGTGCAGGCGTTTATCTCCCGGCAGCGCGACATGAAGGTGTATGTCGGCGCATCGAAGGGGAAGATTGAGGCTGTCAACGCGAACTTCGACAAGCTGGGCGACTACGACGTGCTCATCCTCGCTTCCGACGACATGGTTCCGCAGGTGCGCAACTACGATGTCGTCATCGAGCAGTTGATGATGAAGCACTTTCCGAATCTGGACGGCTGCATCCACTTCGACGACGGCCTTAACAAGCATGGCCTGAACACGATGCCAATAGCGGGGAAGAAGTTCTTCGACGAGCAGGGCTACATTTACCACCCGGAATACATTTCGGAATTTTGCGACGACCACTTTATGAAGCGGTCGGAAAAGATGGGCAAAAGTGTCAAATGCAGCCTGTGCCTGTTCAAGCACGAGTGGATGAAGGCCAGTGGAAAGGACAACACCTTCATTCGGAACTCTGGATTCTGGGACCGGGACAAAGCTACCTATCAGAAGCACCTCGCTCTAGGATTCCCCAAATGAGCCCATTCGTTCTCAGCATCCTCATCTGCACCCTGCCAGAGCGTGCGATGTTTCTGCGTCGCCTGATGGCATCACTTGAAAAGCAGGCTCGCGGGCTTCCAGTCGAAATCCTGACCGACAATCGCGGGAAGAATATCTCCATCGGAGCCAAGCGTAACGCGCTGCTGAAGCGGGCCAGAGGGGAATACGTCGCCTTCGTGGACGATGACGATGAGGTGGCAGCGAACTACGTTCAGCTCGTCCTGCAAGCCTTGCGCTCAAAGCCCGACTGCGCGGAGTTACGCGGAGAGATTACCACTGACGGGAAGAACCCGAAGCCGTTTATCCACACTGTCACCTGCCAGAAGTGGCACGAGAAGGATGGCGTCTATTGGAGGATGCCAAACCACCTGAACGCGATTCGCCTCGATCTGGCACTTCAAGCTGGATTCCCCGAGAAGAGCTTTGGGGAAGACCACGACTTCAGCAAGCGTGTTCAGCCCTTCTTGAAGACCCAGGGAGACATCCCGCAGACGATCTACTACTATCGTTATCGAAGTAAGAAACGCGCTTGACACCCGCCAAAGCTGGCGGTTAGATGGAACGCACCGGGCAGTCCATCTGACAAGCCTGCCCGGTGCTAACATCAACCAACATGCGCGAATGATTGACGCTAGGGAAACCCTTTCAGGAATGGCTATCTAAGTCAATCAGCACTCCGCATCCTCAATGAAAAACGTAGTCTCGTATTCGCTGTTCTGGGCCGGTAAAGACGATCATGCCAAGCTTTACACGAATGGTCTTAGGGCGACTGTCTTGGCGCATCACAACATCTACCCAAGCTGGGAGCTTCGGATTCACCACGATGGCACGCTGCATCTCGACAAGGACGCTGAACGGCTGATTGCCTTTGCAGAACTCGGGTTGGTGAAGCTCGTGCATGTGAAGCCTGCGACGCGGATCTGCGAGTCAATGCTGTGGCGGATGCTTCCGGTGTTCGACCAGAGCGTTGGCTACACGCTTTGCCGCGACCTCGACTCGCTGGTGATTCCCCGCGAGCGGCTGATGACGGAGGACTTCATCAAGAGCGGTGCCGGGATGCACTGCATCAACGACCACCCGCAGCATGGGGCTCCCATCATGGGTGGAATGTGCTCTTTCAAGGGCGACATCTTCCGGCGTCTCACCGATAAGGATTCCTTCGA